TTCTTAGACGACAATTGCCGTTCAACAATCGGAGCTGCTTCTTCGACCACTTGACCGCATGTTGGGCAATTGTCGCCTATCGATAGTGCAGCCAAACGCTCGTACTCGGCAACCGCTTGCCGATGCTTTGAGTCAGCCTCGCGCCAGCTTCGATCCGCCTTCGCCAACTCATCCACGTATTCGTTCCGGTCCACGCTGGGCTTGTCGTCTAGCAGATCCGAATACTCGTTCTTGCGGGCGACAATCCCCTTGTCGCCTTTACGTGCAGCCGACTCAGACTTCTTTGCCGCCTTCAGCTCAGCCTGCGCTTGCTCGACATCTGCAACGTGATGGCGTGCCCAGGCTTCCGCCTTGTCAACATAGGCGGCTGGCGACTTGGAGCCCAACGACACCTCGACTCGGGACGCGAGCATGCCGCACTGCTGCGCCTTCTGCTCTGCCAGCTTCCGCGCCACGATGGCTCGTGCTTCCGCTTCTTCCAACACGAACGCACCGCTGATCACGTCGAGCAGATCACGCTTAGCTTTGTCGGTCGCTTCACTGAACGCCCACAGGTCGCCCTGCCCGCGCACAACCGTCCGCGTGAACACGTACCAGTCCACACCCACGATGGATTGGATTGTCGTCTCTGTCGGCAACAGCGTTTCGCGAGAACCTCCATCGTGCTGGACCTCTATTTGTAGATCGTCGCTTCCGGTGAGCTTGCGACTGCGCGTGATGACGTACTCTGCTGTCTCGTTGCGCATGCGAACGCAGACCCGCGCGTGCTTGCAGATCGGATTGACCACGCTCTTGCCTGCGATGGCGCGCGTGCTCGTGCCCATACGCTCGGGCGCGCACTTCCCGTACAAGCACCACGTCAGAGCTTTGCTCACGGCTGTGCTCTTGCCTGCACCATTGTCGCCGACAATTGCAGTCGGCCCAGCACCTCCGAATCGAAGTGTCTGCTCGGCTTCACCGTATGATCCGAAGCCACTCAAACTGATGCTCTGGAGGATCAGTCCCATAGCGCGCTCGCAGTTGCCCACTCATCCATCGTGGCTGGATTCGGTTGGTCCGCAGCTCCACCCAACACGCGATTGACGTATTGACGTGCCGCCTCCACTGGACTGCATCCCTGATCGATGACTCGTCGCGCCGCCGCGTCTGCCTGCGCGATCACAGGCACGCCTTCCAAACCAGCCTCCTTCAATTGTCGGCTAGCCAGCTTGACTTCGGAGCGTGTCGCGGTGGTCTTCACACGCAGTCGATCACCCGGCTGGTATTCTTCGGGCAACGACGGTGCTCCCATTTCCGGGTGCCAGTGGATCGTGTGAAAATTGGGTGCGCCGACATGCCGGTACAAGACGCGCGTCGGCAACGGATTGTCGTCTGAGAACCGGAGCCATCCCTTGCGCTGGCCCTCTTCGGCAAACGAAACTTGGTAGGGACTCCCGCAGTAGATGATCGGCCCGATGTTTTGTGGGCAGTGATAGTGACCAGTAATCACGAGGTCGGCTGTCACCTTGCTCGGAGATAAGCCGTCACGGTCCTTGGCCATGTTGTTGAGGTATGCGCCCTTCCAACCTTGGTGCGTCCACCAGATATTCGTCGCTAGTGGCGCGGCTGGGATCGCCTTCCAAAACTGATCTGGCGGTAGATACGGAACCATCAGCCCATGTGGTGTGATCGTCGGCAGACTGATGACGATGACATGCTCGCTCTCCAACGCGACCAGCGCATTGTGCGAGCCCTGATATTGATCGTGGTTGCCGGCAATCACGTAGACGGTGCCAGGGAAGTGCCGCAGCTCGTTGCGCAATCGATTGTACGTCGGCATATGGACGGTCTCGGGCTGGTCGAGAATGTCGCCCGCGAGGATCGTCGGCCCGCCTCGCTCCTCTGCATCAGCGCGCAATTCACGCAGCGCGTTGAACACCCACTCGGCAGACCGCTCAGTCAGATGCAGATCACTGGTAGCTCGCCCGATCACCGGGCACCCTCTAAGTACAACCCGCGCAACGTAGACGACAATTCGCTATCGTCAGCGAGCATGTCGCGCAGCTCGGTCCAACCCCTGAAACTCTTCTCTTCGCCCAGCACAGTCGGATCCGCGAACTTGCTCCAGCCGCCTCCGACTCGGATGATCCCACGCTCTTTCAGATCCTCGTGAATGGCCCACGCATCGTCGGCACCTTTGCCGAAAATCAGCCCAAACCGCTCTGTGCGATACGGGCTGTTGAGCTTGTTCTTCGGCACCTTGATCAGCACCTCTTGACCGCACGGTGGATGCCCCTCGCTCTTGCGTGCGCCAGGCTCGTGGATGATGCCGATCTTCTCCAACTCAACTCGGATGGTCGAATGGTATTTGATCCCGCCGCCACCATAGGTTTCCGATTGTCGTCCCCAAGAACGACCACCGCCCATGTTGATCTTTTCGTATCGTTGATTGACCAAGATCATCGCCATCGCCTCATCGTCGATGAGCTGAATCAAGCGTCGCAGATTGCGCCTAATAACTTTTGCTGCTGTTGCCACATGCTGGTCGCGTGCGCTTCCCTCAAGCTCGGCTTCGGTTGCTGTGCCCGCCACGCTGTCCCAGCCGATCACGATAGGACGGTCGGCTGGCTGTGCTAGATCGTTTGGCTCGTCAGCAAGCCAATCAGCGAGAGCAGTCTTATTGTCGTCTTTGTTTTCGCCATGGAGAATCACCGGACGCAGCTCTCGACGTGAATCCTCATCTCGTCTACCCGTTCCCGGTAGACCATTCGCCTTCTGATAATCGAGAAGGCTTGCCGCTTGCGCGCGTCCCCACGTCATAAAATCGTAGCTCGCGACTGGCCGTTTACGTGTCTGATCGGTGGGGTCAAACACGACGTACTTGTATGTGCTGGCGGCTGACACTTTGACACCTTCACGCTTCAATGCCTCAAACCACGCCAGCGCATTGTAGTGGCTAGCCGTGCGCGCAAGTGTTTCGACCTCGTCGAACATCGCTTCCACGGTCCTGCCGCCAATCCAAATCAGCGACTCAGGTTGAACCCCCAGCGAGTGCATGTATGCGCGGTTGCGCGCCCGCTCTGTGTCGGCCAACACGCACAGACCACCCATCGCTTGCGTGGTCGCTAAAATCTGATCCAGCACAGTGCTCTTGCCTGCCGCCTCCCAACCACTGATCTCGGTAATCCGCCCCAGCGGAACCCCCGGTGTCCCGATAGCCCGCTCCAATGCGATGTTGCCGAATGGTGCGTAGCCTCGTGGTTCACCCATCTCAGGACTCGCATCGAAAGTGTTAGCGGACTGCTCACCGTGAGCTTGCCGCACGCTCTGCGCAAGCAGGCGCGCAAGCAAATCACGTTTTGGCGCGGTCGGTCTTGCGCGTGGCTTTGGTGGTGGTGAAGGTCTTTTCATCCGATCAACTCTTTGAGAATTTCTTCGTAGATCGCCTGTTTAGTCTCGCCACCACAGACGACAATTCGGCAATCGGCAGCTCGTGGACATTCAGCGCAAACTCTGTCTGATTCCTCCCATTCGCCAAAGCAGCTCAAAAGCTCGCTCTTCCCGGTGGCTTTGGCGGCTTTGGTGGCCCCACGGCGGGAGAGCGCGGGGGAGGGGGGGTCGCCCGCCCTCCCGGCTTCGGGGGTGGACTCGCTGGCCGCATCCGTTCGATCTCGGCTTTCACTTCCGCAACGTCTGCGGCTGCCTCCCAGTCACCCATACCCTCTGTCCAGATAAAATGCTCACCCTTGGGGTCAGCCATGACCAGCTTGGCAATTTGCGAGACCTCCAGCACTGCATCTTCAGCTGACGCTCCGGTATAATGGAATGTAGCGACAGATTCCTCCGTGCTCGCATCACTGTCCGGTATTGGCGGTGGTGCTGCCGGCGGTGGTGCTGCTGCCGGTGCTAACGGTGCTAACGGTGCCGATGCTGCTGCTGCCGAAACGCTTGCACGCTTGCTGCCGGGTCGTGGGTCGAGTATTGCCGCGACCTCGGTCAGCTCTTCAATTGTCGCCGACTTCGACATGTCACTGAGGTCGCCTGCCGTTTCGATCACGCATTTGTACTCGTCGGGAATCGGTGACGGATCCAGATCAGTGACGCTATAGCGGATGTCGCGTTTCTGTGCGCCGATCCGCTTGCAACTCAGGATCACGTCGCGTCCATTTTCAGGGTCATCGATAAAGGCACGCTTGGCGACACAGATGTCCATCAGCCCATTGTGGACGGTCTGACTGAACGCCCAGACATAGGCCCACGGCTCACCTTGAAGATGCTGCTCGGGGTTACCCATGTCGATTGCGTTGACGAACACCCTTCGACGTGTGCTCAGATCCTTCGCGGCATCGAGGCATTTAGGGTCGCCGGTTTTGTACAACTCTCGACTCAGGTTGCACATTGGGCAGTGCTTCTCTGACCCGTGTTGATCGTGGTCATCGACACACACCAGAACTTTGGTGGAGCCATCAACAGTAACGATGTGCTGATCCACACTCACCCAGAACTCGTTTTCGTAGTCGCCACTGCCATTCGTGCGCGGCAGGATCCGCAACTGCGTTCGTGCTGACTCTCCGATCTTTGCCGGCTTCACCGGATTGAGGAAATTGAAGTTTGAGCCTCCGCGAGACCGCTTCTCTGCCCGCTTCGCATCCCGATTCAGTTCCGCTTGGAACGCTGCTATATCACGCGCCATGATTCACTCCTTTTTGTTTCATCTTTGGCGGTGGTGGTGGTCCCTTCCGCTTTCTACTTTGCTGTATGGGCTCTGACTGCTGAGCATCCGTCGTCGTCGCTTTGGACAGCCTTGAATTGTCGTCTTCACCGATGCCGCCCTCGTACTCATCGGCAGCTTTCAGTGCCCACGTCCGCTGCTTCGCAGCTTCTAGCACAGCGTGAATTGTCGCCCAAGCCTCCTCGGCTTCAGCCGCTTCAAGCTGATGAATAAGATAATCTGGTAGCGTGCGGTAGTAAGCCTCGACTGCCGACGCGGCTGGCGTCTTCGCGGGCTTGGCCTTCCCCTTCGCATCCTTGCCGGGATTCACCGCACAATCGAAACCCGCTGCTTTCGCGTCCTCGACCGAATTGGTCATCCTCCACACCACACCATCGCGCCATGCTCGGTAGCTGGCTTCCTTCAGGCGCATGTGCCTATGCGCGCTCGCGACCAGCCTCCCCAGTTCCGCGATAAGCTGGACCGTGCGTCGGGCTTCCTCCCCGATGCTGTCTCGGATCTGCACCGTGACCGCGAGATAGCTGCCGGTGTACTCGACCCCGTTGATGACAATTGGGCTCGACTCTGCGATCCCATTGAGTAACGGGCGATATTTCTCTTCGTCCTTTGTGCTGCGACTGTAGCCAGTGTTGCTCATAACTCGTACTCCGCTTTCTCGGACCAATTGCTGTCCGTAGTTTCCAGATTGGCGATCACCGGGACTGTCCCAAACAGCCCGGTAAAGTCTTCCATTGTCGCCTTCACGATTGTCGCCACTTCTTTCGTGTCACTCTGCGCGCAATCCACCTGGATCTCGTCGTGGACTGTGCTCGTCGTGACTGCCGGCAACACGCCTCGTTGCTGGAGCAGCCACAACCTGACAAGACTAAACCGTGTCAGCTCACCCGCACTGCCCTGCACGAGTGACGCAAACATGCTGCGCTCTTCTTCGGCGACCGGGCATTCGATGCCTTCTTTTCTCTGCCACGCGAGTCGTGGTCCATGCCTTCGTCTGCCCGCCCAATTCGTAAACGACAATTCAGGGTCAGCTCGCATAGAATCGAGCAGCCGCTTGCGCGTCGTTTCGATCTCCGGGTTCTGCGCGTGATACTGATTGAAGTATCGCCGCGACTCCGCTTCGCCCAACCGCAACTCCGGGTTGCCCATGAGCAGGTTTGGCCCGCCACCATAAGGAACCCCAAAGTTGATGATCTTTGCTGCGCTCCGCTTCTTCTTGAAACCACGATCTCCGGGCTCGATCCCGAACACCTGACGCGCGACCAAGGCATGAACGTCGGTGCTGCTCTCATGCGCTCGCAGCTCCAAGTAGCGATCACGATCGATCGCATCTGACAGCAGATAGCCATACGCCTCACTCTCATACGCTGCGAGCAACGTCGGCGACTGCGTGATCCACGCGAGCATCCGCAGCTCGATCTGCGAGTAGTCGCAGTAGATTCGCGCCTTGCCCTCATCGATCAAGAATGCTCGCCGCACCAACTTTGATAATTCTTCGTGACGGCTCGGCACGTTCTGTAGGTTTGGATTCCTAGACGACAATCGGCCCGTCGCTGTGCCGAATTGAACGAACGACGCATGCAGTCTCGAATTGTCGTCTGCCTTTTCGATGAGGCTGTCTGTGTACGTGCTGCGAATCTTGAATCGCGCACGCCATTCCATCAGCGGCTCCATACCGGCATGGCGATCCGCAAGTGCCATCAAGCTCGCCCGATCCACGCTGGGCTGTCCCCGCTTGGTCGTAGCCGTCACTGGTAGCTTCAGCGTGTCGAACAGGAATTGTCGAAGCTGACCATCGTTGTTCCACTCCAGTCGGACACCGAACGACTTCACAAGCTCGTCGCCACGCTCTGACAACTCTTGGTCAAGTTGCAACGCCACACGCTTTAGATAGCCAACATCAATCGGCTGGCCAACGTATTCCATGTCGGCCAACGCGCGCACGAGTAGCATCTCGTTGGCGTACAAGCAGTGCTGACTGTCTGTGTAGCCGCGCGCCTCCTCGTATTGCGCGCGATGCAACGCAAGCGTGTGACCGGCATCACGGCAGGCATACTCGCCCTCAAGTCCGACCGGCACCTCTTCGTGACCGTGCGCGTTCAAGTAGTCGTGCTTACCCAAGCGACAGCGGCGTGCCTGTGCCTCGATCCATGCCTCTACTTCAGCCTTCTTCTCGCGCGCCTCGCCGTAGGGTGAACATCCAATGTCGGTGACGACGTTCTCCAACGCGAGTGAACGATTCTCTCGGATCAAATACGCCTGGATCATGGTGTCGTGAATTGGCACCCACGGGTCGATGTCCCAGTCATCAGCACGAGCCATATTCAGGTCGAACTTCAGGTTGTGGCCTAGCAAAGCCTCTGCGCCCTTCAGAGCGTCTTTGACTACCTTTTTGGCTACTGACACGTCGATCTGCGGATCGACGCTTAGATGGCGAATAGGGACGTACCAGCATCGTGGAGCCCCATCGAGCAGAT